GTGGACGTTTCGTGTTATGGCATGGACTTTTGTTCGTGTTCGCCAGTTTTTCGGATACAATGTGCCCGATTTGGTTGTACGGTTAACTTCGTGGACGCCGTTTTACCTTCGCATGCGTGTGCTTGGCTATGCCACGCGTCTCAAATTGTGCGATGTTACCACTTCCTTGGCTGAAAAGGAAAGAGCGTGGCGCACATGGGCTCTTGCCCAAAGAGAGCGTTATGCCCCCCAACCACGTAATTTGATGTGGATTGGTGTTGGGCTCGCTGTAGTACTCCCCGCCGCGTATATGTGGCGATTCTATGACAAGCAATACTTTGATGCCCAAGGAGCGGTGTCGAGTAAGTCAGCGGATGTGGTGACGGAACTAGCGACAATTGAGGAGGAACCGGAAGTGGGACCCTTCAAGACGCCTGAGACGAAGAACGAGGAGGAGAATCCATGGAAGCAGGTGAAGCAACCATCGGAACTTCCCCAACCCATTGCTCGGACAGCCAACATTTTGCAGGTGATGCAGAAGTATGAGAAGAACATCACCACCTGCAGACGAACAGTTGGCACGAAGGACTATTTTGTCAATGCCTTTCCGCTTGGAGGCTCTTTGTACCTTATACCAATGCATTTTTTGAATGGTGCCAAATCTTTCACCTTGTCATACTTAAATTTTAGTCGTGAAGTGCCCGTTTTCCAAGGGTCGTATGTCAAGTTCGGAGGATATGATTTGGCCATGTTTAATGCGATCAACACCCCGCCAAGGTATGATTTCGCAAAATTTTTTACGTCTACATTTCCGCGTGCGCGCGGGAAGATGGTGTACAAAGACAAGTTCGATGTTGTCCACGAAGTTAAAGCAAGGGATCTCACTGTCGTCACTGATTTTGAATACGCAAACGAATACAAGATGCCTAATGCGTTGACTTGGCGGTTTGATGTACCGCCTCGCGATGGTTCATGTGGTGCCCCACTTTTTGTGGAGGGACCACACGGTGGTGTGTGCATAGCCGGCATACACACCGGTGCATCGGAAAATTTGGGACTGTCAATTCCAATTAATCCCGATGACATCGAGGGTTTTAAGCGCATGATGTGTCAAGCATATGCGCGGCCACAGGGGAAGATTGAAGTTTCCCCCCCGTGGCATGAAATCCCATTGGGGCCCACTCACCATAAGTGCCCCACGCATTTCATGGATGCCCCAGACGTTTTGACCTTTGGGTCTTTCAAAAAGACGTCATCCATGGATTCCCGTGTTGAACCCACCCCTGGAGCGAAGCTCCTGGCCAAACGTGAAGTTGTTACTAACCTCACGGTGCCAGTAATGAGGGGATGGTTCCCATGGTTCGACTCACTTGAGCGGTGTCAAAAGAAGCCGGTGTTTGATAACACTGCACTCATTGACTGCGCGAATGCGTACTTGACCCAAATCCTCGAGAGCGATGTTGATCTGTCTGAAATATGTAAGATCACTCAAGACGTCGCTGTGAATGGAGTTCCGGGTCTTAAACATGTCGACTCGGTGAATAGATCCACCTCGACTGGTTGGCCATACAACAAACGGAAATGTGATGGTTTCCTGATTGATCGTCCTCCTGACGAAATTTACCAGGACGCTGTTGATGTTGATTGGCGTGTCCAGGCGGACATAGATCGAGTTTGGGGTTGTTTGGCTGAGGGCGTGCGTTCTAGTCCCATATTTGTGGGATCTTTGAAGGACGAGCCCATTAAGGAGGCCAAAGCCAAACGCCCTCGTGTTTTCATGGGCTGTCCATTGGGTTTTGCGATCGTGGCGCGCCAACTCACTTTGATGTTTGTGCGTGTGTTTCAGTTGAATCCAGCAGTTTTTGAAGGCGCGGTCGGTATCAATGCATTCTCCGAACAGTGGGGCGAACTGTATGATCGGTTGACACAATTTGGAGTCGATCGT